TGTTGAACTTCTTTATGAATGAATGATAGGTGATGTTATCAATGGTCTTCAGTTTCTCGGTGGTATCCTTCGGCGATGTCATCTTCTCGATGATTGTCTGCTCAAACAAAACCTTCTTCTTGATTGGCATTTTCGTATTAAAGATAGCACTAACCGAAGCCAGAGATTTAAAGTTTGGAACGAAGTTGGACCACGTTGCTTGTCCGAGGTTCTTGTTGATTGCGGCAATGATTCGTGATTGCGCGCTGAAGACTGCATTGTTGTCTATCTGAGCGTGTGCAAACTTTGTTTCCTGCAATATTCTTTCTGCAATATTCGGCTTGACATCTTCAGACTCAAGCAAAATCTTATAGAGAGTCAGTTCTTGCGTGAGGACGGAGCCTGCATTGAAGTGTTCTTTCACTAGGGAAACAATCTTAGCCTTTCTCTTGCTGTCCTTATCGACAATAGCCTTTGTCAGCTCTCGCGAGAGGGTTTCGTAAATAAAGGCAGTATTTCTTTTCTTATTATGTTTCATCTTTTTTATCCTCTTTACGCTCCATCTCTTCAACTAGACGTCGAACCTTAGTGGTGTTTCTAAACAAAACTGCTTCGTCGTCAGTATAAGTAGGCTGCTGTTGCTCTTCTAGACCGAACCTTACATCGGTGATGTACCCTTGAGGTCTTTTGGCACGGTCTGAGAAGCCGGAGGCTTCGTTCTTGTGAAGAGTCTTTATCTTTCTGCTTCTTGCTCCGGATTCGCCCCGTCCGCGTCGGTCTGGTCCCTTGCGTTTCTTATGCTTAGCACCTTGATGACGCGTCCTCTTTGGGGCACCGTCGTCTTTGCGGCCCGGGGTTGCCAAGAGAGCACTATCATCGCCCTCTCCTTCTCCTCCGAGATCTTCGCCTCCGAGATCGAGGTCGCCTTCGCCTCCTAGGTCGAGGTCGCCTCCGAGATCGAGGTCGCCTTCTCCTCCGAGGTCGCCCATGCCACCGGCGGCAGCTTCCATGGCTCCCTCTTCGGCTAGACCCTCAAGTTCCTGCTGGTACTTGCGATCATAGAATGTTTCTCTCTGGTTGCGGAGGAACTCAGTATCGCTCATGCTAAGAATATTTCTAGCGACCCAGCGTTTGCTGTATATGCCCTCAGGCACCCCAGTGGCTGTGTCAAACTTGGTCTTCATGTATTCAAGTTGCTGCAGCTCTGCCAGTCGTGATGGATTGTTGAGTGTAATCTTAAACGACAACAAATCTTGTCCTCTATAACCCAAAGTATAGAGATGGACGATAGCCATCTTTTCCAGCTCCGCTACTATTGATCGCTGAAGTCTGGTGATTGTACGCGCAAAACGAATGTCCTTCTGGGCCAAAGTTGTCTTGTCTTCCGTGCCGCCTTCTAGGTTTGTCAGATATGCTTGCGGAATCTTAATGGCTGCAAACAGTTTGTCGCGGAGATATTTAACGTCGTCGATGTCATTGAGACTTGATGCTCCCTGCAAAGATTTAATGTCGGAGCCGACGCCGCCGCGCATTGGAATGAAATAATCCTCTTCTAATGAGAGAGGGTTGTAGCGCAGATCAACACGACCAGTGTTGGCATCAACAAGCTGGTTGCGCTTCATTTCAGTCTTAACTTTCTCCATGTACTGGGGTACATCCTGCGGAGGAATGTTACCGACGTCAATCTGGAAGATGCGGCGTTCCGGGGCGCGGACGACTCGGTACGCAATCATCGCGTCCTCAAGCAAAACAAGCTGGCGCCAAATACGGCGTGCGGGGTCAAGGACCGAGGTACCATATGGAGAGTATCGGTCGTTACCCAGGATGCGGAAGTGAGCAACCTGCCAGTTTTCGAAGGTCAGTCCGGCGCCGTTCCACTGGTACTGAACGTAGTTTGGGTTCGACTCGTCTTGTCCTTCCAGTCTTTCGACCTCGTTATTGGGCATGCCGATTACAGATGTGATTCCCAGTTTCTCGTCGATGTCGAGGTAGAGGAAGAAGTCACCGTACTTACACATGGAGCGCGCCCAACCGAAACAGTTAAACTCAATGTTGAGAGCATCGTAAAAGAGCGACTCAAGAATGGTCTTAATCTCGTGGTTCATACAATCAATGTTAAGGAGGCGGTCGTACTCATTGGAGGTCGTCATTTCGTCCGCATAGATATCAAGTGCTGATGCGATCTCCGGCATGTACTCCATCTGCTCAAAGTCGATGTAGCGTTCTGCGCGGTTCTGACTGCGGAATGCAGCCGACGTCATCATGTTGTAATTCTGGGAATAGTTGTTGTCGGAGCGCTTGAACTCCTGTCCGCTCATAGAACGGAATCGGAAGCGATACTTATCGAGATTGTTGCGGCGATCCTGTCGTGCTACCTGTGTGCGGTAGTTAACAATCGGGCCCGATAGGAGACGGGTTAGTCTCTTAAATAAGGGTGACGCTGGGTTGCGTGGGTTTTTCTCGTTATTATTAGCCATTTTTTAGCCCTTTATTAAACCAGAGTATTGTTCGTTGAAGCGCGCGGCTTCGATGTTCCTTTGGTTTTCCTTTGTAACTTTGTGCCCAGTCTGTCCCGGGATCGTTGTGGAGATACTGGTGGAGGCACAAGATATACCACCAATGAAACTCTTGCTATATTCTATACTTTTTTGACTTTCGATAATCACAGTGTCTCTCACCCAACATCCAATAGCAAACGACATAACCAAATCATCGTTATAACTTCTCATCGCCTGCGGTCTTCCAGCATGCCAAATAAATGTTTTCATTTCGGATAACAGGCGATTAGAGTTGATAGTAATTAGTTTGTTTCTCATGAACTCTTCCATCTTGGCAACAATCAAAGGTCGAGTCTTAGAAGAAGTTGTAAATCCCGGGATTGCATTAGATTGCCATTGCGCAGTTACAGGATCGATGTATTGGTGGTCTCCTTTAGTAGAATAGTATAAGTTAGGATACTCTTTATCTTGGAGTTTTTTAAGTACTGCGAAACCGATATTGTTGTTTTCTATCACAACCATGGGATTATTGTATTCGGATGCCACATTGTATAAGATGTCGGCAAAGTCGTCTGGTGTGGGTTTTCCGATGTATTCAGCCACTTGACACATATCATCAAGTTGAATAATGTGGAAAGCGCTATTATCTTTACCATCGCCGCGGGCTACATCAGCTACGATTAGGTATGATTTTTCTGGATTGTGTTTCTCCCAGATCCAATAGTTCCTATCAAACCCTGTGCGATACTCCGGAGCAATTGATTTTTCAAGATACCACTGTATATCATCAGGATGAATGACTGTCTCGCCTGAGACATTGAAGTTGCACTCAAGCTCTTGGGCGATCTGTCGCTTGGACATATTTTTGGTTTCTTTTTCAAACCATTTCTTGTCGCGGTCGGGGTGGACGTCCCACAGAAGAGTGGTCATGTGGAAATCGTTCGTTCTATTCTCAGCTTCAACGCAGTTTTGATGGAACCAGTTGCCGACACCGTTGGGTGTGGAGAGAGCGATGCAGCGACCACCTGTTGATAACGTGGGGTACAGAGCGGTCCACAGTTCATCCAAGCGTTCAACGTGGGCGGCCTCATCAATTATTAATAAAGACAATGCCTCAGAACGTCCAGCGTCACCGGATGTAGACGAGCTTTTAATCTGGGATCCATTACCCAACTCGAAAGAGGTACGATTGTCGATTGTGATGTCTGAGATCCTCATCCACTCAGGCAAGTGCTTGATTATCGCTTTAACTTTTTTAACTAGGTTTGTAGCAGTCTGCAGTTTTGTTGCCACAACAAGGATATTCTTGTCGCGATGAAAAAGCATTAGCCACGCTACGTAGGCAGCTGTGATTGTGGAGATGCCGAGCTGGCGCGCCTTGAGGATGACGTTAAAACGATAATCGTTAAAATCTACAAGAAGATCTTTTTGATAATCAAAAGCCTTAAAGGGAATAAGCCCCTTCTGGGGGTGTGAGATGCGACAATAGCTTGTGGTAAAATATACCGGGTCCTTGCCGGCCTTTACAATTTCTTTTAATATCTCTTTCTTAGTAAGAGCTGCCATAGTTAGATCTTCACATTAGAAGGCTTCTTGGCTTTGTCTCTCCCCATTGAAAGAAATTCACGAATTGCTGAATCGAGGCGCTCTTCGTCGGTGCCCCCATTAACATCTACAACGTCCGTCAACCCGCCGATACGATAGTCGCAATGCGCCTGTACGTCCGTACGGTAGTTGGATATACGCTGAACCAGGATGTTGGAGTCACCCTCCTTCGTCAGTGTAAGAGAGTTGCCCGTGATAGCTTTGTATTCTTTCTTCAGGAACTTGACGATCTCCTGAATCTGGCCTTCGATGCTGCCTTCAAAACCGTTGTCTTGGACTTCTTTGATTCTTGTCTCTGCTTGGTACGTAACACGTAGAATAGGTCCATGGAACTGAACCCCAAAGCCATCCATTACGCGTCGGTCGTTAATATAATGACCGTCCTGGCGCTTGAGCCCAGCGTCGCGGGCTTTGCCGTCGGCTTGGAGTGACTCTTCGTGGGCGCCATCCCAGGCGCCATTGGCGGCGGCCTGATTAATTCCCTGAATGATTTCGTATACTGTTGCCATGTTATTCTTCCTCGTTAGGTCGCCAGCCGCTTGTCCATCTTTCTTCTCGTCCGTCGATATATTGTATATAACATCCGAAGCAAGCTTCAAATTTACTCATATACAAATCATCGCGGCAACGAAAAGAATATTTGCTGCAAACAGGACAAGTCCTATTATGATCTCTAGTAAGTAGTTTTTTGTTTATTAAAAATCCGTCTTGTTCTACTTTGTCTTGGGATTCAGCCAGTTTGGCAAACTTACGTTGCTCCTCTTGCGACTGATTGATGTATTCCTTTTCCTTATCTTCGTTCCA